TTATTGGTTCTTATTCTAGTAAGCTAATCCATTAGTAGTTTTCTAGGGAATATGTTTTTACCTAATTCAAGTACGGCTTCTTGTGGTTTTAATGGTCTCTCTGATATAAATCTATCAATAGAAGTCTATGTAGCGCCTCCGTCCTTGATTATATTGCGCTGTTTTATAAGCTCTTCTATCGCTTTCTCTTTATATGTATTTCCATCCTTGTCCATGAATTCTTCACCCATGTTACTCCAAGATGGAACAAAGAATCCACATTCTGTCTACTCTTGCCCATCATCCCATATGTTAGGAAAGCTTAGTACATTAAATGCTTTTGGGTTGTAGAACAAGTTTTTAAGGCCGTCAAATGAACCACCTTCTGTACCACCTGTACCAAAAGCTATAAGTAGACCAAATGCCACACCGTCGTCTGTTTCTACAGCAGGCTACTCAATACGCCACGCTGTTTCCAAGTTTGGGAATTTACCACCTTCCTCAAATAGTACAAGCTTACCACGAGTACCACGAAGACGTTCTGGGTCATTCTTCAACGTAATGCCTGTAATGCTGGATAGATAACCTTGTTCAGTCTCTTTACCAAACTCGTCTTTTATCTTAAAACCAGATACGCGCTCCATACGAGTAGAAGTTAATCTTTGCTTTGCCCACGCTGTGTTCTTGTCTATGAAGTCCATTATTTGCCAAGCTTTTGTTAGCAGACCATCACCTACCAAGAACTTCTATTCAGATGCTACAGCAAAGCTTTTAGAACCTTTTATGAGTTCATAATTTCTAACAAGCATTGATGCACCTTTAAAGCTATACCCTCTCTGTCTGGCTTTAAGTACGGCCATGTGTTTACCTTGTGTTTCTGCTTCTTCTATCGCGTTGAAATAATAGTAGTCATAATCCCAAAACAAAGGGAAGTCCAATATACGCTCTCTACGTGTTCTTTTATTACCATATCTATCTGTATACTCAACTTCATCCAATCTCATAATAGGACTGTAGTTTAAGTAGAAATAATGGTATCCTGTGATAGCATCTCCATCTTCCGCAACATATCCGTTTATACATCTTTCTTTTTCTCTATCCCAATATTGTACATAATCTGTAGTACCTCTCGGAGCTAATGTATAACATCCGTGTTCTTTAAAGAAGAGAGCTGCTTGACGAAATTTATTTGTGTTAAGTATCTTCTTATTAAAATCAACCATATAAATTAATTACATTTCGTAGAGTCCGATGGTTCCACCACCCTTTACTCTACCGGTTTCAATTTGCTCAGCCTTCGCTTGCTTCATTGCTATATCCAAAGACTTCACGATATTGCCCACATCCTTAAGTATACGCGTAACCTTAATGGCTGTATCAATATCCATGCCTCCTTGGCTATAATCATTTAAAGCTTGTATCAGGCCTTCTGCCGCAGTTTGAGAAGCTGAGAGAAGTCGAGTTCCAGGAGTCTCCTAGAACTCTACAAATCTCTTAGCTAACTCTGACACCTCTGCGGAAGGTGTGTATTTTTCGTCTTTAAATACGTCTTTAGCTACCCGCTGCGCCCTTTCAGACTCAGGATATGCTTCATATGGTGTATTCCATTTATACAACCATATTATATATTCGATCTCCTTTAATGCTTTAGCTCTGTCTTTTGCAGCATTAAGATGATCTTTAAATGGAGGAATAGCTAAATCTTCTGTATTTAAGATTATCTTATCTCCTCTAATATCAAACATAATTATGATTTAGTTAAATCACGAACATCTGTTATACCTTGGATGTTAATATATTTTGTACCGGTTGGCATATTATCGTTTATGTTAACCTCATTCCACCAGAATCCTACAAGTATACCGTTTTCAAAATGCATAAGTACGTTACCGTTGTCTCCTTGGAATTTAATCCAACAAGAAGCACATTCGGCACCTTTATACAAAAAGTTTCCATTTACAGCTAAATTAGTTGCTGATATTGTCCCATTTGTATCAATGCCTGTTGGAGTTATATTCAAACTATTAACCCTATTACTTAAGTTAATATTTTGAGCCGAAACGAACGTATTGCATCCAGATGACGTATCTTTTAGGGCAAGATGAGGCATTGCTCCAAGTTCTGTATCTGCAGCAAGTTCACATGAAGATTGGCCTCCTTCGCCGATAACAGTTACTGAACCCTAAATATCTGCGTTCTTTGCAACAAGGCTTCCGTCTTTATATACTCTAAATGGAGCTTTTGTAAGATCATTGGAAGTAGTGCCTGCAAATATTACAACAGGATTATCTACATCACCAGGACCGGTTGTGCGTATAATAGAATAGTCTACGCCGTTATAAGTATACTTGTTCTTACCAACAATACCTGCAACAGGAATAGGATTAGCAGAATCATAATCTTCAAGTATAACAATCTGTTCGGCGGTAATGCTTTGTGCGCTAATGTATTTAGAAATAATACTATTGAAAGCGGCATCTCCAAACACAGAGTATCTAGACCACTCACTACTATTTAAATTTCCATTTGCATCTGTAGGAGGATCAAGTTGTCCGTTCTTTAAAGCTCTGTAATATACACCGTTATAACTAACTATATCTATCCATCTATAACCATTCTCGTCTGCATAATCTCCATTAGAATATTCCATATCAGAACCATATTCGCCTCTCATGCGGATCATTGCATCTGGAATAGTCTGTATGACAGCTTGACCGTCTTTACCAGGAACTTGTACAGCAATCACCTAAGTAGCTACAATATTACCATTTATTTCTACTACGATCTTTACATAGTCTACAGAAGACGTATGACTAGTTGTACTTCCTGTATATATACCTCTATTAGTATCTATTGTCAATGAAAGTCTTTCGTTTACAGGGAGTAATTCTGCGTACGAAGCGATTCCTTCAGATCCAGGTATTACGTAAGATGTAGAAGAACCTATCTACTTAAATATTTTCCAAGAAACATATCCACTAATATGCATCTGGCTACTACCCTCGTAGATCGGAACCATCTTCAACGTATTATCTGTAACAATTATATTATATGTTTCTGTTACTTCAATGTCGTCACCACCTGTTGTACTAAATGGAATACTTACATAAGCGTACTCTCCATCCATCTTAACTGCGTAGTTATTACCAGAAGACTGGTAACCTGCTTTGAATCCACCAAGTACAGTGTTTGTAGCTACGGGCAGTTCATACTTCTCAATACCGTCTATCTGATCTTGCAGATCATTGATTCTCATATCGAGCAGATTATCTTTATTACTAAGCTGCATTATATCACTCTTAGTAGCAAGATTTACAATAGCTGCTGCAAGCTCTTCATCGGTTACATACCCATCGAGATCTATATGTGGGTCGATATCTTTAATCTGTTTTAATACCCAAGCTTCAGTAGCATAGTTTCTACTATTAAGATCGTCGAACGATACATAGTTATTCAATGCACCAACTGTAGCATATCCGCTCAGTTGGCCATCAACATAATCTTTAGTAGCATAGTTATTGTCATCTTTAGAACTTGAACTAGGCTCAAGATTATCAACTTTATCCTTTAAATCTTTGATATCAAGGAATGCTTTTTCCCACTCTACTTTATCTTTATTTGTTACGTGTACATCATCGTTGTTAATGTGGGAAGTTAATTTGCTCAGCAAACTAGTATAATACTGAGCACCGACCATCTTCAGGTGCTCAATTGGTATTACTGGGTGCTGATGCGGATGATGCTCAGTATATATATCAATCATTATATATTATTTTTATAATGTATAGTTACTACACAAGGTTCCCTGACCTGTATCAGGATTACCCTATTTTAGAAATTATATACAGCGGGCCTTGTGTAGGTTTATATCTTTTATTCTTCTATATAAGTGTTATTGTTCAACTTTTGTCCAACCATATTTACCTAGATAATTAAATTCCACCCAAACATCGTAACCTGTACTACCTTGTGGAACATATAATGTACCACCATTTTTCACATTGCTAAATGTATCATATGTTATAGTCGGTGCTGTTGTTGCCAATGACGTTATAGCAGCCAAGTTGGTGCAGTTGGATAAAACGAACTTATCAATGGAGACCATGCCACTGCCAATAGTTAACGAGGTTAGGCCGCTGCACTCACAGAAAGCCTGAATGCCGATGGATGTCACACTGTTGGGGAAGGTGACGGAGGTAAGGCCACTGCAATTCTGGAAAGCGAAAGGGCTGATGGATGTCACGCCGTCGGGGATGACTAAATCAGTAACTTCTGTTCCGTTCAGATAAAAGCGGTGAGCATAATAAAGAGGATTTGAATATACACTATCAAATGTAATGTTGCACCATGTCTCTAAATTAGAGATGTTGACATATGTCAGGCTGTTGCAATTAGTGAAAGCAGAATTGCCTATGGAAGCCACATTATTGCCAATAGTTAACGAGGTTATACCGCTGCAACAATTGAAAGCATTTCCCCCAATTGCAGTGAACGTATTTGGAATTACTACGCGTTTGATTGTTGTTATATTGTAAAATAATGGAGCATTTTTACCAACGGTCGTTGGGTCATTGAACTCATACTTTATTATGTGCTCACCAACGCTGTCAAACTGATAGGTTGTCACAACATCATCAAGTAATACACCATCAACCTCAATAGATTTTATACTACTATCATAATTAGTACAAATAGTTGTTGGAGCACTTATATCTTGTATGTCATAATAAACAACAAGTTTTGTTTCATCAGGTTTATACTTAGCTGCATATGGGAATCTTATAGGATTCTCTTCTGTATAAAATGTCTTATCCATTGCTTATTAGTTGTTTTAGTTGTACAAAATCTTCTGCTGTAAGAGTCACAACATTATCATTCTGATCGTAAATACAAAACTATTGGTATGCATTGATAATGTCAAAATTGCCAGCATGCCCGGCTATAGTTTCTGTACTTATATCTTCGTCTACACTTAACCTATTTACACGAACATCTTTATTCATTACGGTTTGATCAGATTCTTCATCTATAGAAAACCCTAGATCTGTTGTTGTGACGTATTTTGGAACATCTAAAGCTACGAAACTAAGTACATAGGGGCTGTGATCCTTACTGTAGCTGTTGACGCTGCTGACGAAACAACGTAAGTACCAAGCGTTGCCGTAGTTGGACTCAGTAGAGGACCAAATAGATATATTTTGCTATTTCGTCACTAAGTCTTTAATACTTGTCTTACATTTATCAAGTTCTCCTGCGGTAGGGAGATAACCTCTTTCTAAAAACTACGAACGTGCATACGCCGCTGCAGGGTATTTATCTTCTCCAAGGTTTATTAAGATGTCTGTATTACTCCATCCGCCGTATGTGTCATTTGCAATATCACTTATATTTGGAAGAGGTGTATCGATGTACTCCGTACTCCATTTATACTAATTGCTATTCAACTATAACTCACAGAATCTTGCCTTCCCGTCTGGGAACATATCTGGAGTACCTACACAAATACCTATAGCACCTGTAGAATCTTTACCCCACGTAAAATCATTATAGAGATAATCGCCTATTTCTGGAGCTGCAACAGCAACATTCTCCAACTAAGACAACTTAGTAGGAATCTTACCTTCAACTTCTTTAAACTTATCTTCCACCTCTTTTAGTGTATCTAAGCTCTCAGAAACATCACCTAATATAGAATCAACGGCAGTCTATACTGTCGTCGTAAGCTTTTCTTCGTCGATCAAATTATCGACATCAATCTTCTGGTCAATGGTCTCCATTATCGCATTGGCGTCCATAAGATCGCCCTATACGAACCCCTTATTATCCGAACCAATGACCACATGCGGATTACGGGGATGAGTCATGCCAGGACCTGTCAACACTGTATTGAACAGTCTAGGATTATTATATTTATTTATCATCTTTATATATGTATATACAGGAAAAGCTCACCGTGTATGGTGAGCAATCCCTGAATTCAAATAAGTTTAACAAATATGAAAAAAATGAAAAGTTTGAAAGGGCGCTACTTTGCCAGTCTATGACGCCGTAGCTCAGGCTTTTATAGTACTGTTATTATGCCTGCTCCGAGCCGCTTGTTGGCTCTGCCGCTTGACCGGGTGCGGTATCCGAATTAGATTCCGGAAGAACCGTGTCTGCGCTATTTTCACTTGTTGTGCCAGTACTTCCGAAACCACCTTCACCTCTATCCGTTTCGCTGAGTTCCTCAGATTCCTCAACATCGTAATCCAAACAAGGAACTATAACAAGTTGTGCGAAACGTTCACCAGGCTGATAAATAGCTGGAACAACATCTGTAGTCGGGTTAAATGTGACAAGAATCTCACCTCTATAACCACTGTCAATTACACCTACAGAGTTGGATTGACGCAACGATTTCTTATAAATACTAGATCTTGGGAAAACCAATCCAACATATCCCTCGGGTATCTCTACCGCAAGATCAGTGTGATATACATAAACAATCTGTTTTGCCTCATTCAGTACAGGATCTATACTTGTACATGTGAGATCAACTCCTGCGTCCCCTTTGTGAGCACGCGTAGGCAACACTGCCTTCTCTGATAATCTTTTAAATTTTACTGTCATGATCTAATAAATTAGTATTGGTCACCCCGGAACCCCACCTAGGCTCAATTGCAGGGCTAGAATCTGCCGTGTTTAAGGTATTTACACTACGGGGCAGTGGTTGGTAGGGGAATCGAACCCCTCAGCATAAGCT